CATCGACAAGTACGTCGAGAGAGCAGCTGCCGGGGAGATGGCAGGCGGTGTCAATTTCGAGAAGTTCACGATCTTTGACAACATCAATATCTCAGAGGAGAACAGGCTGCAGTTCATTTCTCAGTATGAGAAAGGCACGATATGGTACAACCGCGATGTCCTTGGCCAGAGGTCCATAGCGGAAGGGCTGATCTACCCGAAGCTGGCTGGAGAGTTCTCCATGCCGAGGGGAGAGACGAAACCCAACGCGGTGACGAGGGAGCGGGCCATGCAGACCCAGTTCCTCTCGATCGTGATCGGCGTCGACTTCGGCGGCAACGGCTCCGGCCACGCTTTTGTTGCGTCCGGGCTGACACCGGGCTACCAGGAGTTGTACGCGCTCAGGTCGAGGAGATACGTCGAAGGAGAGAGCGACGAGGACACGGGAGAGCGGATCAGCGACATCGACCCCAAAAGGCTCGGTGAGATCTTCGTGGCATTCGTCAAAGAAACACTTCGGATATACGGCTATGTGACCGCTGTCTACTGTGACAGCGCTGAGCAGGTGCTTATCCGTGGGCTGCGCAATGCGCTCGCTGAGGCCGGCCTTGGCAACATCCGTGTGATGGACGCGCTCAAGGACGTGATCAACGACCGCATCTTCACGCTTTCGAGCCTGTCAGCGCAGAACCGGTTCAAGTATGTCGAATCCGATACCAAGTCCCTGCAGAGTGCGATCGGGACTGCGGTATGGGATCCCAAAAAGCTGACCGAGAACGTCCGCCTGGACGATGGAACGTCCGACATCGACAGCATGGACGCGTTCGAGTACAGCTTCGAGGGCGAGATCGACAGATTCATAAAGAGAAAACGATAACGGCAGACACGGCGCGGCCTGTGTCAGATGGAGGTGATTACTATCAGTGATTTTGGCAGATATTTGGAACTGGTTGAAAGGAAAGGTGAGAGCCATGCTACCTAAGGCCAGCGTAGAGCGCGAACTGCACGTCCGGATCGCAGAATCCGAGGTAATGAAACGCGCCGTAGAAGAGTGGATGGACATGTACAAGGACCGACCGCCGTGGAAGAATGGGGACGTGATCACGCTGAACCTGCCGGCTTCCGTAGCGGCGGAGCACGCGAGACTCATCCTCACAGAGTTCGCGATGGATTATTCAGGATCCGCCATGGCGACATTTGTTGAGAAGCAGATGAAGCGGGCCCTGAAAGAGAAGTTCCGCCAGGTTTCCCTGTACTGTGCCCTCGGCGGCATCGTGGCAAAGGTCTATCCTACGGACGTGGACCCCATGACCAAACAGCCGACCACCGTGGGCGTGGACTGGATCCATGCGGACGATTTCTTCCCGGTTGACTTCGATTCGTCCGGGAACGTCACAGCTGCAGTCTTCGCGCAGTACAAATACGACGGCGACACGGTCTATACGAGGCTTGAGTACCATGAGAAAAAGGGCCTTCAGTACCGCGTCACCAACAAGGCGTACATGGCCAAGATGCAGCAGGTCAACGGTGCCGACAACTTCACCCTCGACAGTCTCCTGCAGAAGGAGATCCCTCTGACAAGCGTCGAGGAGTGGGCGGGCATCGAGCCGGAGACCACCATGGCCGGCATGGAAGCGCCGCTGTTCGTCTATATCAAGGTGCCGATGCCGAACACAGTGGACACGGAGAGCCCTCTGGGCGTATCGGTGTTTTCGCTTGCCACCGAGCAGATCCAGGCGGCAGACGAGCAGTACGGGCGTGTTGTTTGGGAATATGAGGCGACAGAAGCCGCGATCGACGCGGACGAGTCGCTGTTTGACGTTGACCGTCTCGGCAGGCCGAAGCTCCCGGAGGGTAAGGAAAGGCTGTTCCGCACATACGCCATGAGGCGTAACGCTGAGAAGCAGCTCCTCACTCCGTATGCTCCGGAGATAAGGGACCAGTCGCAGTTCAACGGCCTCAACGAGCACCTGTTCAAGATAGAGTGGCTGTGCGGGCTGGCCTACGGCACGCTGAGCCATGCGCAGGAGATCGAGAAGACGGCAACCGAGATCAAGGCGTCCAAGCAGAGGTCATACCATACGGTATCGCTGATGCAGGACGAATGGAACACGGGCCTGCAGAACCTTGTCCTTGCGATCCAGGAGGTCGCGCTGCTCTACGGCATGGCTCCTGCAGGAAACGTCGAGGCGACGTTCACGTTCGGAGACGGGATCCTCGAGGACACGGATGTCGAGTACCAGAGGCGCTGGTCGATGGTACTGGCGGGCAAGCTCAGACCGGAGCTGTTCCTTTCGTGGTACTTCGGATGCACCGAGGAAGAGGCTCTGGAGATGATGCCTGCGGCGTCACCGGATCCCGAGAGCATGTTTACGCGAGAGTAAGGCGGTGATGCTATGCTGAGCCCCGAATATCTCGATATGTGTACTGACCCGCTGCTGAAGCTGTACGAGGATCTTGAGGATCAGATCATCGCTGACATCGCAAGACGGATAGCGAAGACCGGGACTCTGACCGAGACAGCTGACTGGCAGTATAAGGTCATCCGCGAGATCGGAGCTGTACAGCAGGATATCATCACGAGGGTATCGCAGATGAGCGGCAGAACAGAGGACGAGATACGGAGGCTGTTCGAGGAATCGGCATACGTCAACATTGAAACCAACGCCGCGCCGCTGATCAGCAACGGTTACGCGGTGGAAGTAGATCTCACCGCGCCAATGCGTCAGCTGATCGAGGCTGCGCTGAGGCGTACAGCGGGAGATATTAAGAACCTGACCCTCACGACAGGCGTCACGGGCGGCAATCTCTACTACGAGATGTCCAATCAGGCGTACATGCAGGCGTCATCCGGGGCATTCTCCCCACAGCAGGCCATTTGGAACGCTGTCAAGGGAGCGGCGCAGGAAGGCGCGACGGTGCAGTTCTCCCGGAGACGCGACAAGCTGGACGTCGCCATCCGGAGGAACGTCATGACGGCGCTCAACCAGACGGCCGGAAAGATCACCGAGATGAACGCCGACCAGCTGGGCGCCGAATACTATGAGACGAGCGCACACCCAGGCGCAAGGCCGTCCCACGCGCTCTGGCAGGGCCGTGTGTTCAAGATCGTAGGTGCCACGAGGGAATACCCGAACTTCGTGGAATCGACGGGATACGGGACTGCTGGAGGCTTGTGCGGCGTCAACTGCCGGCACAGCTTTAATCTGTTCTTCCCGGGGCTCAGCGAACGCGCCTATTCGTCCGATAAGCTGAACTGGTATAAGACACACACTGTCCGGTACAACGGCGAGGACTATACGGACTACGACGCGTCGCAGATGCAGAGGGCCATGGAGAGGAGCATCAGAGAGTCCAAGCGCCTGATCATAGCCGCCAAGGCAGCCGGCGAAGGAGCGACAGACGAGGACACGAAGCAGCTCATGGACGAGCAGTTCTCCGAGGAGAGCATCACGCTCAAGAAGAAGGAGCAGAGGCTGAGGGACTTCCTCAATCAGACAGGACGTGACGCGGAGAAATCAAGGGTCCGTGTCAATGGCTTTGACAGGAGCATATCGCAGAGAGCGGTATGGGCCAACAGGAGAAGAGCAACATAAGGCACTGGATATTTGAAAGGAGGAGAGAGTGGAAGAAACTGTAGTGAAGACATTCGACTTCGGAGAAGCGATCAAGCGCATCAAGAAAGGCGAACGCGTAGCCAGAAAAGGATGGAATGGGAAAAGCCAGTATGTGGAGCTTGCGAAGGCAATCAGCTACATGAATGCGTCCGGTGAAATCGTCAACGCTGAGCACAATGCGATCGGGAACCAGGCGCTTGCGTTTGTCGGAACGTCTGGCGTGCAGCTGGGCTGGCTTGCTTCGCAGGCGGATATGTTGGCCGAAGACTGGTACGTCGTATAAGGAGAGATCATGAAGGAAAAAGTGGTTAATGTCCTTGGGACGCCGTATGCGATCCTGTACAAGAAGAAAAGCGATGAACCGTTGTTCGTGGAATCCTGCGACGGATACTGCGACAAGACGACCAAGGAGATCATAATCATCGAGAAGGACGACGACCCGGATCCGAACGAGGTTTCCAATTTCGAGGCGTACCAGAAGCAGGTGCTCCGGCATGAGATCGTTCATGCCTTCCACATGGAATCCGGATTGCAGGCCCATTTCGATGTCCGGGATGAAGGTTTCCCGGAGGTCATCGTCGACTGGTTCGCGATACAGGGTCCTAAGATCATCAAAGCATGGGAGGAGGCGGATGCATTATGACGAATTATATCAGCTGTGAGATTGTCTCGGCGGAGAAGGCGCCGATTCACGATGAAGTATTTCTGGTCGACTACGAAGACGGCTGCGTGCGCGGCGTGAAGCAGGAGCATTTTGAAAAGTTCTTCATCCCGATCGACCCGAACCCGGAACTGGTGAAATCGGAGATCTCGGTCTCCCAGAAGATGGTGGATGAATTCATCGCATTCGACGAGGTCCAGACCATGGGAGAGGCAACCACCGTCGTGCGGTGCGTGCTCCGCAACGGATTCGTCATTGTCGAGTCCTCGTCCTGTGTGGATCCCGCCAACTACTCCGAGGAGATGGGCGCGCAGATCTGCAGAGAACGGATTAAGAATAAGGTCTGGGAGCTCCTCGGCTTCCTTCTCGCTACTGCAAAGAACGGAATGGGCTGAGGCTCCAGGAGCGATTTACAGAGGTTTTCCCTCTGTGACAGGTATTTCTATACCAAACCAATAAAAAACGCTGTCCGCCTCACAGGGGAGCTGACAGCCATATCGGAATGAAAGGGAGGCACTGCGCTATGCGCGGTGTTTTTTCTTGTCCGGAATGACGCTTAAACTACCACAACCCTGCAACCAATGCCCGGTACGGCGCTTAAACTGCCATGTCACAGCCATCCGGACGCTTAAAGGATGGCCTTTCACAGAGCCGGAAGGACCGGCGATTAAACAAACAGCGAAAGGAGCTATCAATGGCTTACGAATTTCTCAAGAACCTTTTTGGAAGCAATGAAGACGGGACACCGAAGTCCCTTACGGCTGATCAGCTGGAAGCAGCGATCGCGGCGAACAAGGATATTTCCGTTGTCGACCTCAAGGCCGGCGGCTACATCTCCCAGGCTAAGTACGACAGGCTGAACACTGAGAAGGACGGCCTGCAGACGCAGCTGACCGACGCAACCAACCAGCTGAAGGCTTTCAAGTCGGATGACGGCAAGACCATCGAGGATATCCGCAAGGACGTCAAGGATTGGGAGACCCGCTACAACACCGACACGCAGGCCCTCAGGAGCCAGCTCGCAGCGCAGGAGAGATCACACCTGATCGACCAGTATCTCGGCGGCATGGAGTTCACTTCCAAGCTCGCAAAGAAGGGGATCAAAGATCTCCTCGAGGGCGCGAAGGAGCTCTCCGTAAAGGACGGCGCTCTTGTTGGTGCTGACGACCTTATGAAGGGATACCGCACCGAGTACGCGGACGCCTTCAAGCCCGAGGAAGACCCCGGAGCAGGGGACGACAAGGGCGGACAGGGCGGCAACGATCCCGGAGCAGCTGGCCCTATGTTCACTTCCACGAGTTCTATGGGAGCAGGAAACCCGAAGAAGGGCGGAAAGGGCATGACCCTTGCAGAGGCCATGAAGTATAAGAACGAGCATCCGGATGCGGATGTAATGAGCCTCATCCGTCCTGAGTAAGAAGCAGTTTGAAAAACAGAAAGGATAGGTAAAACACTATGCCCGCAGTATTCAACAAAAAGTATTGGAATGATGAAGTATTCCAGGCTTACATGCAGACCCTCCCTCACGAGAGGCTGAACATGCTCCTTAAGTCCGGCGCGATCCGCCAGAGACAGGAGCTCGCTGCTGCTCTGTCCGAGCAGACCGGCGGCAACTACCTGACCACGCCCATGACCGGACGCATCGGAGGCGATGCTGTCAACTATGACGGCGCCACCAACATCACGCTGGGGAGCCTTGGAACGTTCGACCACTCCCGTATCGTTGTCGGCCGTGCAAAGGGCTGGCAGGAACTGGACTTCACCTTCGACATCACCGGAGGGAAGGACTTCATGGCCGAGATCGCGGCCCAGGTCTCCGATTACTGGGATGATATCGATGAGGACACCCTCACCTATATCCTGACCGGTATCTTCGCGATGACCGGAACCGGCAATGTTGATTTTGTCAACAACCACACCCACGACATCAGGAACGTGCTCAACTCCGCAAACAAGCTGGGTCAGTTCGATGCAACGACCCTCAATACCGCGATGCAGAAGGCGTCCGGCGATCGCAAGGGCAACTTCTCCATGGTGATCATGCACTCCGCAGTTGCGACCAACCTGGAGAACCTCAACCTCCTGACCTACATCAAGGAGAACGACGCCAACGGCATGCAGCGTGATACCGGCATGGCAACCCTCAACGGCCGTCTTGTCATGATCGACGACAACGTCCCTCACACGAACGTTGCCAACACCTACAAGGCGACCACGGACGTAGCGCTTGCTGCCGGCAAGACCTACTACACGAGAAGCGGATCCGGCACGACCCAGAGCCCTTACGTGTACACCGCTGTCGCAGCTCCCGATGTGACTGACATCGCTACCTACTACGAAGTAGACGATCCCGCACACGTCGAGTATGTCACCTACGTCCTCGGAGCAGGGGCTATCGAGTACACCAACTGCGGCGCGAAGGTGCCGTCCGAAGTGGACCGCGACCCCAAGACCAACGGCGGCGTAGACATGCTGTACACGAGGCAGCGTAAGTGCTGGGCTCCTTACGGCATCAGCTTCACGAAGCAGTCTATGTCCTCTGCTTCCCCGACCAACGTGGAGCTGGCAACCGGCGCGAACTGGGCGCTTGTGAAGGATACGGACGCGGACAATCCGACGTTCTTCCCTCACAAGTACATCCCGATCGCACAGATCAAGTCCAGAGGCTGATCGCCGGGAGGTACACCACATGGAGATGCCGTATGCGGATTTTACATACTACAGCGGCACATATTTCGGCACTGCGATACCGCAGGATAAGTTCCCCTACTACGCCAGACAGGCGAGCATGCTGATCAATGCACTGACATTCGGAAGGACGGAGGCTGTGGCCTCCTCTCTCCTCCCGGATGCGGTGCAGGATGCCACTTGCCGGGCGGCGGAGCTTTACGCCGAGTATGAGGCACGCAGATCCAATGCGGCATCGTCCACGCGGAACGGCCTCGTGAAATCCGAGTCCAACGACGGGTACAGTATCTCATACGGAGACTACGACGCATCAGCTGACAAGGCGGCGACGGAAGAAGCGATCGGCGCGGAGCTGGCGATCTACCTTGCGCACACCGGGCTGATGTTTCGCGGGTTCTCGGCGTACTGGGACAAGGAGGCGAGGTCATGATCACGAATGCGGCTATTACGATCTACAACAGGAAGCGGAAGGGGCGCGAAAGCGTCCTGCTCCCGACAGTCATCAAGGACGCCTCATGGTTCTATGGACGGAGAGCCGCTCGCGGCCAGTTCATAGACAATGAGGACTCCTATCAGGTCCGTATCCCTTACGGCGCCGATACTTCCGGGAAGACCTACATCAGTGCCAAGGGCTACGCGGAGCTGACAGAGCAGGAAGCGGCGGGATACTGGACAATCCAGATCGACGATTTCGTCCTGATGGGGGAATACACGACCTCGATGTCTGACGAGAGGGACCTTAAGGCCCTTACCGACGACCAGTTTGTGGTGAACAATTTCGCCGACAACACCATCCGCGGAAGCGATGCCGTGAAGCACTGGAGGATAGGAGGGCTGTAATGGCTGAACATCGCATTACCACCCCGAATGGAACAACAGTAACCGGGAACGGATGCATGGCGGAGCTGCGGTGGAGCCCCGGCTTCTCAAGCTCGTGGTCTGGGACCATGAACAAGAAGCAGGCGTTCATCGACAGCGAGGTCCTGCGTCTCTGCGCGCCCCTCATGCCGCTGAAGACCGGAGCCCTCATCGGCTCTGGCACGATCGGCACGAAGATAGGCTCAGGAGAGGTCGTCTATCAGTCCGTATACGCCAAAAAGCAGTATTACGACACGGCTGACAGCCGGCCTTACGACGGCGCCAGGGGAGCGCACTGGTTCGAAAGGATGAAAGCCGCCCACAAGGACCAGATCCTCAGGGGGGCACAGAAGATCGGCTAAGGAACGGAGAGGAGGGCTTATGTCTCTTATCCAGGCGGTAGTTAACTACGTGACAGCATGCCCTCTGCTCTCTGAGGGCTATATGCGTGTGGACAACCTCGGGCCGGATCCTGTCGAGTACGGTATTGCCGTGCTCCCCGGAAGCCCGATCGTGAAGAAGTACATCGACGGATCCTCGATCCGCCAGTACCTCTTCGCTGTCACATCGCGCGAATATTATTCAATCGACATGCTCGCGAACATCGCCAACAGCGAATTCTATGAATCGCTCGCTGACTGGTTCGAGGAGCAGAACGCTGCCAAGAGCTTCCCGGACTTCGGGACGGGCAAGACAGTGCAGCGCATAGAACTGGTAACATCCGGGTATCTCTATTCCACAGACCGCAAGACAGCGCGGTATCAGCTGGAGGTCCGGATCATCTATCATAAGGAGGCTACAAATGAGCGCAACAGTAATTCAGCGTCATGAGTTTGCAGACTATCTGAACTGCGGCACTTCCACGACACCGGACTATCAGCTGATGGGTACCGGCTTCACCTCTCTGAATGAGAGCCCGAATGCGCAGACCAACACCAAGAAGTATGTAAACGAGAAGTCGTCCACGACTTCCATCACGCAGTATCAGACGGAGTTCGCCTATGACGCAGACCTGATCGCGACCGAGGCGTGCATCCTCGCTCTGTACAATGACGGCCGTGATCACAAGACCGGCTCCGATGCGGTCCATGAATACGTCCGCGTCGAGCTGTGGGATCCCGCCACTACGAACAGCACGACCGAGTTCAAGGCGCGCAAGTTCTTTGTCGCGAACAGTGTTTCCGACATCGCTGGAGATGACGACATCCAGGTGTCCGGCACGCTCCACGCGCAGGGCGATCCCATCGACGGCACGTTCAACATCTCGACCAGGACATTCTCTGCGGCGTCCTGATCGTCGGTAACAGATCTTAAACAGGAGGTGACGCAATGAAAGTAGACGTTTTGGGTGTCGAGCTTGAGCTGGATATCTATGATGTGGATGTATTTGAGAAATTCGAACATGAGGTCAATGAGGTCAAGCGCAAGGCAGACATTACCGTGCAGGGGCAGACCAACGCGCAGAAATTGCGCCGCCACTGTGCGATCGTCAAGGAGTTCTTTGACAATGTGTTCGGCGCCGGCACTGCGAAAGAGGTGTTCGGAGAGAAGGACAACATCAAGGACTGCACGGACGCTTATCTTACCGTGATCGAGACCATGAGCCCGGCATCGAGCCAGTATACCGCTGCCATCGACGAAAAGCGCGAAGCTATCGAGTCGAGGTATACGCCTGAGGAAGACGACCAGGAGGAAATTGCCCGTCAGCAGGCTGCGTTCCGCAAAGCGAACACAAGCCAGTTCGTAGGAAACAGGGCTCAGCGCAGGAATTCCGGTAAGAAGAAAAAGCGCTGATGGGCATCCTGGAGAGAAAACTGCCTACAACCGTATTGATCAATGGTGTGGAATATCCGATCCGGAGCAACTTCCGCACCATGATCAAATTCGAGCAGCTGATGCAGGATCCGGAGGTCACAGACCAGGATAAGGTATGGCTGGCGCTGAGGCTGTTCTATCCCGATATCCCGGAGGACACGGACAAGGCCGTGGATCAGCTGCTGTGGTTCTACCGCTGCGACAAGCGGGACAACATTTACACCAAAAAGACAAAGAAGCGCAGGTCCAAGAGGACCGACCGCATCTATGATTTCCAATGTGACGATGACTACATCTATGCGGCCTTCATGTCGCAGTACCGCTTAGATCTCCATACGGTCAAATACCTTCACTGGTGGAAATTCCGGGCCATGTTCAACGCCATCGACGAGGATACGCTGTTCCACAAGATAATGGAGTACAGGGCGGTGGAGCTGGACAAGGTGCCGAAAGAGAAACGCGCCTATTACAAGCGCATGAAGCAGCTGTACGCGCTTCCTCTGTCACAGAGCGAGGAAGATCGCCAGAACGCGCTGGAGCAGGCGCTTTTGAATGGCCAATCACTGGAAGGACTGGTATGAATAATGAGAAAGAAAAGAAGATCAAACATCGGGTGATATGCCCGAAATGCGGATATCAGATGCCGATCTATTACGACGATCAGGCTGAATCCAAGGGCGTGACAGTGACCTGCAAGGGACGTAACTGCCGCGCCGTCTTTGAAGTTAAGATAGAAAACGGAAAACAGATCAGGTAGAGCCATTATGAGCCGATGATTTTTTAGCCGGAAGGAGGTGAAGAAATCTTGGCTTATGATGGCACTTTGCGATTTGACACTTCGCTAGACACTTCTGGTTTCGAATCCGGCGCTTCCAACATGGGAGAGGTCGCCAAAAATGCCCTGGCGGTGTTCACAGGCAACTTGATGACAAGTGCTGTGGAAAAGATCGCAGAGATAGGGAAGACGGCCATGCAGTCCGGATCCGAGTTCGAGGCCTCCATGGCCAAGGCGAGCACCCTGTTCTCCGGAACGGATCAGGAGTTCGCAGACCTCTCACAGACAATCCTTACCCTGTCATCTAATACCGGGCTTGCCGCGAACGGGCTGGCTGAAGCCGCATACAGTGCGGAGTCCGCTTCCGTACCAGCTGAACAGCTGGGCGTCATGCTCGAAAAATCTTCAAAACTTGCCGCTGCCGGCTTTACTGACATAGACACCGCGCTGTCTGCGACCGCCAAGACGATGAACGCCTACGGCATGGAAGGCGAGGAGGCCATGGACAAGGTCCAGAAGGTCCTCATGCAGACGCAGAACCTCGGTATCACGACGGTCGGCGAGCTGGGCGCGAGCCTTGCACAGGTCACGCCAACAGCCGCGGCATTCGGCGTCTCCTTCGACCAGGTAGGCGCTGCCCTTGCCGGCATGACGGCACAGGGCACATCCACCGCTCAGGCCACGACACAGCTCAACAGCATGATCGCTGAGCTCGGCAAGAGCGGTACCAAGGCGGCGAACGCGTTCAAAAAAGGAACTGAGCACATCAAAGAGGGCGGCCTGACCTTTGCGGAAGCGATGGAGAGCGGCTGGGAGCTGTCGGACGTTCTGGAGATCATGAACGACCAGGCGGCGGAAGCAGACGTCTCCCTCGTCGATATGTTCTCCTCCATAGAAGCCGGTAAGGCGGCGCTGTCGATCGACAACTCCGACTGGCGAAAGAACATGGAGGGCATGGCCACCGATGCGGACGTCGTAGGAGCTGCCTACGACAAGGTCAGCGATACGGTGCAGTTCAAGTCCCAGCAGATGAAGACGTCCCTGCAGAACCTTGCTACGGTCGCCTTCCAGTCTGTTGCGAAGGACATGAGCGGCGCTCTGGACACCGGCTCTGATGCCGTAGGCAGGATGACAAAGGCGCTCCAGGAGGGCGGCTTTGAAGGCCTTGCCGAGGAAGCGGTCAAGGTTGGCGGAGAAATGGCGACCAAGATCGCGTCCGGGCTTCTGAAAGGCCTGCCGAAGATCGTGAACACAGCTGTATCGATCGGCGGCAAGATTGTGCCGCAGGTCGCATCCGGGATCATGACAGCGATGCCGAAGGTCACCGAGGCGGCTGTCGGTATTATCCACAGCGTTACGGAGGGGATACAGTCCAATCTTCCGAGCCTGATTCCGGTCGCGCTGAACGCGCTTTTGGAGTTTACAGGGTCGCTGAGATCTAACGTCGGCACGATCGTCGACGCGGGCCTCGAAATGGTGATGGCACTGGCTGACTCGCTGGTCCAGAACATCCCCGTATTTGTTCAGACGGTTCCCACTATCGTCACGAACATTGCCGGGCTGATCAACGACAACGCGCCGAAGATCCTTTCGTGCGGCGTTCAGATCATCGGGAAGCTCGTAGGCGGCATCATTTCCGCCCTGCCTGTCATTGCACAGAATATCCCGCAGATCATACAGGCCATTGTCTCCGTACTGATGGCATTTAACTGGCTGAATATCGGCAAGAGCATCATTACGTTCATCAAGAACGGCGTGAAGGCGCTTTCGACGGCTCTCCCTAATACCCTTAAGAACATCGGCGAAACGGCCCTGGAATGGCTCAAGGCCATTAACTGGACCACTCTGGGGGCTGACATCATCGACCTCATCGTCATGGGCGTGCAGACGCTCTTGTCGGCTATCCCGGACGCGCTGCTTGCGATCGGCACGAATGCGGTCGAACTGGTCAAGGGAATTGACTGGCTCGGCGTAGGATCCTTCATTGTGGAGGGCCTCATCTCCGGTATCAGCGGGCTCGCAGAAGCAGCTGTAACCGCCATTAAGGGCGTAGGAGAATCGATCCTCGGCGGTTTCAAATCGTTCTTCGGGATCAGTTCCCCGTCCACCGTCATGGAGGAGCAGGGCAACTTCCTTATCGAGGGCATAGTAAACGCGCTCACGAACCTTCCGTCCGCGATCGGCAGCTGCCTGAGCGGAGCGCTGTCCACCGTAACCGAGTGGGGAGCAAATCTCGCGCAGAACGGCCTGTCAGCGGCAGGTGATTTCCTCTCGAACGTCGGAAGCAAGATCGGAGCTGTCCCGGATAAGGTCGGAGGTTTCCTCGGATCCGCGCTCACTACCGTCTCGCAGTGGGGCAAGAACACAGTCTCAAAGGCGAAAGAGACGGCGAGCGGAGCACTGAACAATGTCCAGTCGAACTTCAGCCAGATCCCCGGCAAGATCGGGACACAGCTGAATACGGCGCTGACAAAGGTCAGCACCTTCGGCACAAAGACGATCACCGACATCAAGACGGCCACCACGACGGCACTGAACGCTGTAAAGACCAACTTTACGGCGATGACTACGCAGATCAATACTCAGCTGACATCGGCGCTTGCGAAAGTGACCAGCTGGGGCACGAACACGCTCAGCAAGGTGAAGAGCGCATCGACCGGGGCCGTGAATGCGGCAAAGGCGGCGTTCTCGCTGCTTCCTCCGGGAGTGCAGACGCACCTGAGCACGTGCGCGAGCAAAGTTTCGGCGTGGGGCAGCCAGCTGGCGACAAACGGCAGGGCGGCCGCGAACGCGTGCAAAAACGCCGTAACAGGCGCTTTGAGCAGCCTGCCCGGTGCGATCGTATCGATCGGCGAAAACATCGCGAGCGGCCTCGCACGAGGCATCCGCAACGGTATCGGATGGGTCATCGATGCGGCAAAGGACCTCGCGAGCAGGGCATTGAATGCGGCCAAGAACGCACTCGGCATCAGCTCCCCTTCCCGTGTATTCGAGAAGGAAGTCGGCCGGTTCATCCCTCCGGGCATCGGGCGGGGCGTCAGACGCGCCATGCCTCAGATGGAGAGGGAGACGGAGCAGGAGCTCCAGGGCTTCGCGGAGCGCATGAGCGCAGTTGTCGACGAAGAAATGGCAGGAAAGGTCGGATCGGTAAGACTGAGGTCGGGATTCTACGACGAGCCGGGTGACGGCGGCGGAGGATCCGGAGGCAACGTATACCAGACGATCAACATCAACCAGCCGGTCAAGACGCCGTCCGAGACGGCGAGGGCCATCAGGCTGGAACAGCAGTATGGATTGGCAGGTGAATAAATGGAGCAGATAAGAATTGTACGGGACGATGGAAAAGAATTCCTTATGGACGGGACATACAGCGGCTCTGCTCTGTGGGGGATCCTGTCACACAGCGGATTCGGTGATATCCAGAACGATATCACGACTGAGAAATATGCGATCGGCGACGGCGAGGAGGTTACGGGCGAATACATCCCCAAAAGGCCCCTCGACATCACCGCCGACGTCAAGGATACGAAAAACAACGCTGAGGGACGTGCTTACGCCCTCAGCTTTTTCAATCCGAAGCACATGTTTACGGTCTACCCCACGCATAACGGCGTGACAAGGTGGATCAAGGCAAAACTGCAGAAGCGCAAGTGCGAGCCGCCTTCCCTTGGCGAGAGCGCCAAGCTGGAGCTGGCGATGATCTGCCCGGATCCGTATTTCTACGATATGGACAACTTCGGCAAGGACATCGCCGCGACTGCCGGCGGCATGACGTTCCCCTACAGGTCCCCGATCGGGGGCGGTTTCAATACCGGTTACTACCTGTTCACGAAGGAAACGGAGATCGAGAACAACGGCGACGTTGCCACTGACCTGGTCGTGGAGATCACCGCGACAGGGGAAGTGGTCAACCCGAAGATCTGCAAGGACAGCGCATACGTCAGGCTGGTCAGGACGCTGTCCCTCGGGGACGTGCTCCGGATCGACCTGCAGAAGAACCGCATCACGCTGAACGGGGTGAACTGCATCGGGTATACCGACAGGACGTCCAGTTTCCAGAAGATGAAGATCGAGCCTGGAATCTCGGTGATCTCCTTCGATGCGGATTCCGGGGACGCCAACATGAGCACTGTGCTCTATTACACGCAGAAATATCTGGGGGTGTGACATGGAACTGAAAGCGCTGAATGAAGAATTCCTGCTCTGCGGTCCCATGTCGCTCGCCTGTTTTGATATAGTGTGGAACCGCAAATACTACGAGAACGGCAAGTTCTCGGTCCAGATCAAGGCGTCCGATTATGACCCGGACATGAAATACATATACACGGCCGATCGCCCGGAGACGGGCTGCATCGAGCAGGTCCAGTACACTCAGGATGATTCCATGATCGTCCTGAGCGGCTTTTTTTATGAGCGGAGGCTTAACGACAAGGTCGTTTACCCGACCTTCAAGGAGCGGGCTACGCGGTCGAAATTCGTCGCAGATGCGGTCGAGACCTACATGGACGACCTGCCGATCGAGGTCGGAGACTACACGAATGCCGGCACAGCGGCTACAAGGCAGGACACCGGGAGCAACCTCGACGACCTCGCACATTCGGTCCTTAAGGCCGAGGAAAGGGCATACAGGTGCGTCTACGTCTACGAAGACAATCAGATGACATTCCAGATCTATCAGGGTCTTGACAGGACGCAGAGCCAGAACGTGAACAACTTCGTGACGTTCTCAAAGGGCTTCCGAAACATCCGGAACGCGCGCGTCACTGAGGACTCGTCAAACTTTAAAAACTACTTCATCTGCGGCGGCCAGGGGCAGGGATCCTCGAGGATCTACGCGGTCCTCGACCTCTCCGGAGGCGGCTACAAGCGGATGCAGTTCCTCGACATGCGCGACATCGAGAAGACGGACGGCATGACGACGGAAGAGTACCAGGAGGCCATGATCGAGCGAGCGTACGAGAAGGCGGCGGAGTATGCGGATATCCATAACCTGGAGTTCGATGCAGACGCCAATGAGGGCTTTGTGTACCTCGAGGACTACGACCTCGGAGACAAGTGCGACATCATCATCGACGAGCTCCAGAGGTCGTATGAGGCCCGCATCATAGAGGTGCTCGAAACATGGTCGAAGGGCATCCACCAGGTAACATTGACATTCGGGGACAAGATCCCGACACAGTACGAGAAAGCGAGGTTAAGGTAAATGATTTATTTCCCTTTTGATTCGGTCGTCAGCGATGACGGGCAGGGCAATCTGAGCTACGACCGTGAGTTCAACTCCGCCAACCTGCGGAAGATCTTCCACGGACTCTATACCAACGGCGTCGCGATGTCGGACAACTCAGCCGCCTTGCAGGTATCGCCGGTGTCCGGGCTCAACGTCTCCGTGGGGACCGGATTCGTCATCATCGAGGGCGCTATGGGCTGCCTTGAGAGTGCGGAGGCTGTCGCTGTTGACGCCGCGCATGAGACATACACCCGCATCGACTCCATCATGGTGCGGCTTAACACGAATACATCCGGAAGATGTATCTCTATCGAGTATGTCAAGGGCACGCCTGCGTCAGCTCCGTCCGCTCCCGAGCTCGTGAGAGCCGGCGGCATCTATGACCTCAGGCTGGCCAACATCAGGATCCCGGCAGGGGCTGATGTCATCACCGGATCCATGATCACCGACATGCGCCTCAGCGGTGACTGCGGCGTCGCTACGGCAAGGCCGGAGCAGGTGAGCACCGTATCGATCTTCAACCAGTACCAGGCGGCGCTCAATGAATACATGCAGTACGTCCAGGACTGCATCAACGAGACTGTGGCCGGCCAGCTGCAGACGCAGATCGACAACATGCAGGACGCTGAAGTTGAAGGATCACTGGCGGCACAGCTGGCGGCGATCAATACGACGCTGACCAATATCAACACGTCGCTCACGAACCAGAACGCGCTCCTCACGGAGCTGGTGACGGCAAGGAACGTGCGCACGCTCGGCGGCAATTTCCGCTTCAACAACTCCAACTGGGTTGTAGACAGTGTTTACTGCGTCGGCAAGATCGTGTTCCTCAAAGGCCATGTGTCCGCACCGTGGAACACGGCAGACACCGCCAAGTGGTCGTCAAAAGATTCAAACTCCGTGCGGCTTGCCTGCCCGGCAGGGTACAGGCCCATAGCTAATGCGGAGCTCAATTTCGGTGCCAAGACGTCGAACTACAACGCCGACAAGACGTGCTTCGAGCTTCAGACCGCCGTCCTAGAGACAAAGGCGAACGGAGACACGCTGCATCTCATTTACGGTTACGCACAGAGCCTGAGGGGAACGCACAGCTACAACTTCCAGATCGTCTATATCCGCAACGGCTCGGTTTCAGCTTAAGGAGGTGCTATGTCCAAGTTAATCTATATTGTCAATCAGGAAAGGCGATCCCTTGACAGGACCAGCAGCGACATCGTATTTGTCCAGGGGGACAAGTTCGTTGATACTGTCGAGATCTGGTTCCCGGAGTATTTCGACGAGATGAACCTTGCCACGTCCCTTGTCAGGATCATGTACAAGCTCCCCGGAGCGACCGCAGTGCAGAGGGCGGCACTGACCACCTACGAGGTCCTTGAGGAGGGCTACATCTCCTACACATGGAATCTCAACACTCTGACGGATACGACGGGAAACATCGCCTTCGCTGTCTGCCTGCTCGACCTCGAGCTCGACGGCGAGACGGTGGAATTCGAGTGGCACACGACGCCCGTATCCTTCTCGATCGTCAGCACGATCCACGGAGAATCTGACGCGGTTGTCCCTCCGGATATTGCGGCAGACATCGAGACACAGCTGCAGTCCCTCAAGGCGAGGGTATCGGCCCTCATGTACCAGATCAACAGCGTCAACGGCGGGCTTCCCACTCCTGTCACACTGGCGTCCGAGATGGTCGAAGAGGAGCTCCTGTATCTCTATATGGGATCCGAGGAGGGCTACGAGAACGGCTACTGGTATTACTACGACCATGCCAATTCCGAATGGGCGCCCGGCGCGCAGTACGGCGCACATGCGTCGGATTCGGAGCTCGATACGACGAGCACCAACCCGATCCAGAACCGGGCCGTAGCGACAGCCTTCAACGCCCTCAGGACGGAAGTCCTTGCCGCTGCCGCAGACGCTATCGAGAACCTGCCGGCAGGCAGTATCGAGCGCGTGAAGCTGTCCTCGGCTGTCGAGGCGGTCCTTCTCCTCGCGGAGTCGGCCATGCAGCCCTCGGTCTACGACACGCTCGGCCTGCAGACGGATATCTTCCAGTATGCGAAAGGTCGTGCGGACAGCGTATATGACAACTACGTCCTTCCGCTGATCAACGAAGTGCATGCGGCCTATGTGATCAACGACGATTCCGACACGCTGACCTACCAGAACCTCGGCGCGGCCATCAATGGCGCTCTGAATGCGGCGAAAGCGTATGTCAGGGCAAGGCTTGTCGAGTACAAGGCCTTTACGATCACCGTGACCAACCAGCTCCCGATCGCCGGCGAGCCCATGGTATTCTATCTGGTCCCCAAGGATAACGGAGGCTACGACAAATACTGGTGGATCACGGACGAACACAACAATTCCGTATGGGACGTATTCGGATCCGCGACGACGCTCGTGGTCGATTCCCTCCCTCTGACGGGAGACGAGGACGCGGATTACATTCTGAAAACGACTGCCGGCTGCCTGTATTACAAGTGGTTCGACAATGACTGGCACATGGTCGCCGGCTCCATGGCAGAGGTGGTAGAGGAGCTCCCGCAGACAGGAAACGTCTATACGGATTATTACTGCCCGAACGCGGCAGGCACCTACGTCCATTACAAATGGATCGACGGGGCATGGGAGACGATCGGTTCCGATGCCTACACAAAGACGGAGGTCGACAATCTCCTTACGACCATCAGAAACTCTGTGTCGTCCCTGTCCAGTGACCTCGGGATCACCAACGCCAACCTGACGTCCCTGTCGAGGACGGTCGAGCGCGTGGCCCAGGACCTGGCCAACCTTGACACAGAGGGCTACACATATTACGCAGCGCTGACGCAGGACGGCGACACCTACACGTTCACACTGTATGAGGTGGACGGAGAGGACGAGACGGTCAAGTCTCAGTTCGTCCTGCCTTCGGGAGGAGGCGGAGGCGGTTCTTCCGGGACCACCCAGCTGGAGGTCGAAAAGATCACCGCTTCTCCCGTTGTCTGTACGCCTACCGACGATGTCATTATCCAGATCAGCTATTCCTCGACAGATACGGACGGCGAACTGGTGGACGGCACCTATACATGGAGGATCGGCACGACGACGATCGCGTCCGGATCCCTCGTACAGGGCACGAACACCTTTGACCTGACGGAGCACTGCTCCGTAGGAACGCAGAAGCTGATTCTTACGGTGACGGATGAAGGCGGCTCCGTAGCTGTCAAGTCCTGGACCGTACAGATTGTCGACGTCCGCCTCGAGAGCGCATTCAGCGACCGCTACACGAACCCGCTCGGAAGGTCCGTAAACTTCACCTACACGCCCTATGGCGCCGTATCGAAGACGGTCCATTTCAAGCTCGACGGCGTGACTTTGGAGAGCGTTGTGACATCCGCCTCCGGCACGCTTCAGTCCTATACGCTGTCTCCGCAGACCCACGGAGCACACCTTTTGGAGTGCTGGATCACGGCAACGGTCAACTCGACTGAGATCGAGACAGAGCACATCTTCAAGGACATCATCTGGTACGACGAGAGCTCAAGCGCGCCGGTGATCGGCTGCGCGTACCGCTATGACCATTACGGGCAGGTTTCCGCGAGGCAGTACGACACCACGAGGATCGCCTATGTGGTCTACGACCCGTCGACATCCACGCCCGCTGTCACGCTCGCCGTGGACGGAGTGACGGTGAACCAGCTGACGCTCACAGAAGCCCTCAATACATGGGCCTTCAAAGCGGACGATGTGGCCGTGCATATCCTGACAATCACCTGCAGGAGCACGTCCGTTGAGATCCGCGTGAACGTCCACGAGCTTGGCTACGATGTCAGCCCGGTGACCGCCAACCTGGAATTCGACTTCGACCCGATCGGGAGATCCAACACGGCGGCCAACAGGCTGTGGGAGGACGAGAATCATCCGGAAGTCGCCATGACCGTCAGCAACAATTTCGACTGGCAGAACGGCGGCTATAAGATCGACGATGACGGCAACCAGTATTTCTGCGTAAAGGCAGGCTCGAGGGCCTATATCAGCTACGACCTCTTCGGGAGCGATCCCGTGCAGGCCGGCGCTGAGTTCAAGGTCATTTTCAAGACCTGCAATGTCCGGGATAATACGACGTCGTTCCTGACGTGCCTCCCTGTCGATAATGTCCAGGTCGGCCTTGATATGAAGGCTCACGCAGCCTACCTTAAGACGTCCACCGACGAGCTGTACATGCCGTACAGTGAAGAGGACGTCATTGAGTATGAGTACAACATCAACACTCTGGATCTTGAGAACGCCGAAGCGAAGTCCTACATCATGACCTATGAGGACGGCGTAGGAGCAAGACCGCTGATCTATGACGCATCCCACCGCATTTATCAGTACACTCCGGCTCCGATCACGATCGGCTCGGATGACTGCGATGTGTGGATCTACCGCATGAAGGCTTACAGCAGCGCGCTGAGCGATTCGGACATCCTCCGGAACTTCATCGCGGACTCCAGGGATTCGACGACAATGATCAACCGCTACGAGCGCAATCAGATCTACAACGAGAACAACCAGCTGACACCCGAGAGCGTGGCCAACGCCTGCCCTGACCTGAGGGTCATCATGATCGACTGCCCTCATTTCACGAATGACAAAAAGGACTATGTCAAGAACACGAACGTCCGGTGCATTTACAGGAACGGCGATCCGGCCTACGATAACTGGCAGTGGACGAACGGCTACCACGCCGGCCAGGGTACTACGTCGAACGAATACGGCTTCGCAGGCCGTAACATCGACATCATCTTCGGCTTCGACGGAGAGCATCAGAGGGTTTCCAAAATCCCGCTCGATACGTCCTACATCTCGGAGCTGGTCCTTGGTGACGGCACGAGGTATTCGGACGGATCCGGGAAGATCGGACTGACAAGGGACTCCGTCCCGAACGACTGGTTCAACATCAAGGTCAATATCGCGTCTTCGGAGAACGCCAACAATGCTCTCCTGCAGAAGCGGTATAACGACTACATCCCGTACAAGACGCCCGGCCAGAAGAAAGACAGCAGAAAGAAGAACTCCATGGAGTTCCGCAACTGCGTCATCTTCGTTCGCGAGAACGATCCAGACCTCACGACCCACAGGGAGTTCGGGGATACCGGCTGGCACTTCTACGGCATCGGCAACCTTGGTGATTCCAAGAAGACGGACAACACCCGTGTTACGGATCCCACCGACCTCGCCGAATTCGTCATCGAAGTGTCGGACAACACGCTGCCGAACAGCTGGTTCCAGACAGGCGTATATCTCGACGAGAACGATGCTATCACATACGACCCGGACGAAGCTGTCTCGATGGTGTATCCCATCACCACCGCACAGTGGGAGAATCAGAACAACCTTAAGAGGCAGTCACTCTACAATGATTGGGACGATTCCTTCGAGTTCCGCTATGACATGGGAACGAAGGACGGCGAGACCATCAGCTCCGCAGCGATCGAAGCGCAGCAGGAGCTGTCCAAGCAGGTGTGGCGCGACATGTACGAGTGGGTGATCACATCCACGAATTCGGAGTTCGTCAGCGAGTTTGGGAACTGGTTCATCACCGAGTCCCCACTTTACTGGTATCTCTTCACTGAGAGATACACCATGATCGACAACAGGGCCAAGAACACGTTCTGGCACTACGGCAAGGTCTACATCACCGAAGCGGAAGCTGTGGAGCTTGGAGACGATGCACAGTATTACACGATCAACAATGCGGCAGCGGCCATCAACAATGGCTACAGGTTCGACCTGTGGGATTACGATAATGATACCGCTCTCGGCATCAACAACTCCGGCGAGCTGACGATGACATACGGCAAGGAGGACATCGACTACAAGACAGACGGCGATCCGAGCTCCGGATTCATCTTCAACGCCGCGCAGTCCGTATTCTGGATGAGGATCCGCGCGCTCATGCGCTCCCAGCTGCAGGCGATGTACCTTGACAGGGAATCCGCAGGCTGCTGGTCCGCTGAAAGCCTGATCAACCAGTGGGACGCATGGCAGGAACAGTTCCCGGAGGAGCTGTGGCGCCTTGATATCGAGAGGAAGTATCTCAGGACCTACCAGGCCGGCACGATCCGCTTCCTCAATGAGATGATGAACGGACGCAAGAAGTATCAGCGCCGCCAGTTCGAGCGCGACCAGGAGGCCTACATCGGCACCAAGTACGTCGGTACCGCGGTGCGTGCGGACCAGATCATGTTCCGCTGCAATACGCCTTCCAGTGCTGTCGTGTCTCCAGACTACACGCTGAGGCTCGTCCCTTATTCCGACATGTACCTGACGGTTCTCTACGGCAACAGCCCTGCCCCCGTACAGGTAAGGGCGAAAGCCGGCACTGAGTACACCTTGGAGACGGCCCTCACGGAGATGGATGATACGGCCATTCTGATCTACTGCGCGAGCAGGATCCAGGCCATCAATGACCTGAGCGCCTGCTACATCCATGACAATGATTTCTCAAAGGCCAGCAAGCTGAAAACGCTTGTCATCGGCAATACGACACAGGGCTACGCGAACCAGTTCCTCACCACGCTCAACATGGGCAATAACACGCTCCTGGAGACGCTGGACATCCGGAACTGCCCGAACCTCACAGGCTCCATCAACCTGAGCGCCTGCGAGAACCTGGTCAATCTTTACGCCGAAGGAACGGCCATTACGTCGGTTCTGTTCGCGGCAAACGGCAAGATTACGCACGCGCATCTGCCCGGCACGATCAACAGCCTGACCTTCCGCAACATCCAGTATCTGACGGACCTTGTGGTCGCGAGCTACGCCAATCTGGAAGCGCTCACCTGTGAGTATTCCAACATTGACGCTCTGACCATCATCCAGACGGCCATCTCCACGCTGCAGATCTGCAGGGTGCTCGGCATCGACTGGGAGCTGGCCACGACAGACACGCTCAACGCGATCATCGCAATGAGCCAGTCACTCCTCACTGGGCAGGTGTACATCTCCGGAGCGATCCGTCAGCAGGAGCTGCTCAGTTATGACAACGCATGGCCGGATCTCGACGTAACCTACGATTCGCAGAATCTTGTCACGCAGTACCTTGTCAGTTTCGTCAACGCTGACGGCACGACGCTGTATGAGACTTATGTCGACCGCGGCTCCACTCCTGTGGATCCCGTAACGGCAGGG